GCATCATTTAAGGAGCACTCTCATGTTTAACGAAAAAGTAAAAAGCACCGACACTGTTACAAGCGGTTTAGTTGCAGGAACACGTTCTGGCGATAACGCACTTGCGCTTGGCAGATTTAAAATGGCGTGCTATGACAAAGATGGCACGTTAAAGTGGGAAGCTGAAGAAGACAATCTTGTGGTTAACGTAGGTCTGCAATACATGTGCGGCACGGCGTTAACCAGCGTTACTCAAGTCACTACTTGGTTCATTGGTTTGTATGGTGCTGGCGCTTCTAACACTCCTGCGGCTGGCGACACCATGTCTTCCCATGCTGGCTGGACTGAAGTTGTTCCATATAGCAATGCCACGCGGCCTGCTTGTACGTTTGCCACAGCTACGACAGCTAACCCTTCTGTTGCAACAAACTCTGCTTCAGTGGCAGCATTTACCATCAATGCAACTTCAACTGTTGGCGGCGCGTTCTTGGTAAGCGACAGTACCAAGTCTGGTACTACCGGCACACTGTTTTCGGCTGCTGACTTTTCTTCCCCCGGCGACCGCAATGTTGTTTCTGGCGACACCCTGAACGTGACTTATACCTTAAGCCTTGCGGGTTAATAGTTATTTGCGGGTATAACCTTGTACCCGCTACGGCGGGTACTTTTGCTTTGGAGTAGCTATGATAAAAATTGACTTCTCTTTTCACTCACAGCACGGCACATTTTCAGATGCTTTGCATTTGCCTGACGATCATGCGTTTACAGATGCTGAGATTGAAGCTATGAAACAGCAAAGGTTTGATAACTGGATTGCTGTAATTACTGCGCCTGCACCAAACTATGTTCTGGATGCTGATGGAAATATTGTTTTAGATGCTGATGGTAACCCCGTGATTGCGGAGTAAAAAATGGCTGATCGCTATTGGGTAGGTGGTGCAGGTACTTGGGGTAGCACTCAAACAACCAATTGGTCTGCATCATCTGGCGGGGCTAGTGGCGCATCTGTCCCAACTGCATCAGATAACGTATTCTTTGATGTCAATTCAAACACAGGAACTAACTCATTTACAGTCACTATGGCAAACTCGCCAAGGGTCTGTAATGACTTTACAGCGTCAGGGCTTGATGGATCGATGTTCCTTGCTGGTTCTGGTATTGCATTAACAGTATCAGGCAGTCTTACGTTTCAAGCCACAAACTTTACCCGCCAATATTCAGGCACAACCACATTTAACGCTACGACAACAGGTAAAACTGTAACTACTAATGGCGTTGCTTTTGGTGGGGCTGTTACGTTTAACGGTGTAGGTGGTGCATGGACACTTGGCTCTGCGTTGACAATGGGTTCTACAAGAACCGCTACGTTAACTAATGGCACATTAGACCTTCAATCGTACACATTAAGCACAGGTACATTTAGTTCAAGCAACTCAAACACTAGAACAATTGCATTTGGCACAGGTCAAATATCTTGTACAGGTACAGGTACTGTGTGGACTACGGCAACAACTACAGGATTGACTACAACAGGAACTCAAGTAGTTAACGTAACAAGTACAGGCTCTACTGCTATTACTGTATCTACAGGCGCATTATCTGAAGCAAACTCTATCAGTTTTAACTTTACTGGCGGAACTTATGCGCTGTCGTTTTTAACAGGCGGCTCTAACACAGCAAAAAGTATTGATTTTACTGGATATGCAGGAACTTTGGCGGCTACTGCAACTACGGCTATTATTTACGGCAATTTAAAACTTTCCACGGGAATGACACTTACTGCCACAGCAAGCCAATTAAATTTTGGCGCAACAAGTGGCATTAAAAATATAACTACAAATGGTAAAACAATAGACCAACCAATTACGTTTGACGGAGTAGGTGGCACATTTCAGTTGCAAGATGCCTTGACGTCAGGTTCAACTAGAAGCATAGTTTTAACCAACGGTACGTTAGATTTAAACGGTAAAACTTGTACTGTCGGTTCTGCTTTTGGAACAGGTTCAGGCACAAAAAATCTTACGTTTAATGGAGGAACATTAGTTTGTCCAGCCGCCGCTACAAATGCTTTTATTAACAATAATCCAACAGGATTCACCACAACAGAAGGAACAGGCACAGGCACGATCTCCATGACTGCCGCAACCGCTAAATCTTTTCAAGGTGGTGGCTCTACGTTTAACTGCACACTTAACCAAGGTGGTGCTGGTGATTTGACCATCACAGGCTCAAACACATTTAGCAACATTACCAATACTTATAAAAGCACTGGTGCAACATCTATCCTGTTTACGGCGGCAACAACAAGTACGTTTGCCGATTGGAATGCAAGTGGTGAATCTACAAGACTTTTAACCATTGGCTCAGTGACTGCCGCAAGCCATACGCTGTCAAAAGCAAGCGGTACTGTAAGCGCAGACTTCTTGTCTATCAGTAGGTCTACAGCTACTGGTGGGGCAGGATGGTACGCGGGGGCAAACTCCACAGATGGTGGTAATAACTCAGGGTGGATATTTACAGCACCTCCTGCGCCTCCAGCAACTGCAACAGGCAATTTTTTAATGTTCTTTTGAGGAAACAATGAATCAAGAACTACAAAAGTATTATGAAGACCGATTTTCCATGATGGGAATGGAAGGTTGGAAGGATTTGTGCATAGATATTGACATTATGATAGAGTCGCTCAATAATCTAAGCGTTATTCCTGATGAAAAGACCTTGATGTTCAAAAAAGGTGAACTTTCCATCTTGACTTGGCTGAAAACCTTGAAAGAGGTCAGCGAACGAGCCTACGAGGAATTGAATGAAAAGAATGTTTGATTTTGCCTGTGCAAACGGGCATAAAACCGAAAGACTTGTTGATTATGAGACAACAGGTTTTAAGTGTGAGTGCGGAGAAACAGCCAACCGTACTCTATCTGCTCCAAACTTCAAGTTAGAAGGGTGGTCTGGTTCTTTTCCATCAGAGCATGGAAGGTTCGAGAAAAAACACCTAGATCAACTGAAGTGGGAGCAAAAGCACAACTCATAAGCAGAAATGCCGAGTTGAATGTCCTAGAACCGATAACGGCAGGAAAAGGAAAAATATGTTGATTGACAATGAAGATGAGTCGCTAAGTGAGTTAGATGTAGTCGAGCAAAAGAAGCAACTACCTGAAGTAGCACCCTTGTCCGAGATGCCTGAGAAATACAGGCAGAAATCTCTGGAAGAAGTGGTCAAAATGCACCAAGAAGCTGAGAAGTTGATTGGAAAGCAAGCGCAGGAAGTTGGGGAAGTGCGGAAACTAGCAGATGAACTTATTAAGCAAAACCTCTCCTCTAAGCAACAACCTATTGAAAAAGAGCCAGAAGTAGATTTTTTCGAGAATCCACAAGAGGCAGTTCGTAGGACTGTTGATAACCATCCTGATGTACTTGCGGCTCGCCAAGCGGGTCAAGATTTCAAAAAGATGCAGATTCAGCAAAAGTTGGCGCAAGAGCATCCTGATTTCGGTCAGATTGCTCAAGATACAGACTTTGTGAATTGGGTGAAATCTTCACCTATTCGCCTTGGTTTGTATGCAAAAGCTGATGGTGAGTTTGACTACGACAGTGCAAACGAATTGTTAAGCACCTATAAGCAGTTGCGAGGAATTAAGGCTAAACAGACTACAGATGCAGGGGAAACTCAGCGAAAGTCAAACCTTAAGGCGGCAAGTGTAGATGTAGGTGGAAGTGGGGAGTCTGGAAAGAGGGTCTATCGCAGGGCTGATCTGATTCGGCTGAAGATGACTGACCCAGATCGTTATGAGGCGTTAAGCGGAGAAATCATGCAAGCGTATCAAGACGGCAGGGTCAAATAATTTAACTTATCGTTTTTTGGAGATTTAACATGGCAACAGCATTTTCCCCCACAAACTCAGTTACGGTAACAACCGCTGAAAAATTCATCCCTGAAATTTGGAGTGATGAAATTGTAGCCGCCTACAAGAAAAACTTGGTTCTTGCGAACCTCATTATGAAGATGAACTTTAAGGGCAAGAAGGGTGATGTAATTCACATTCCCGCACCTACCCGTGGTTCTGCTACCGCTAAAGCCGCTGAAACAGCAGTGACTTTGATTGCAGCTACAGAGTCTGAAGTGCAAGTTTCTATCAACAAGCATTACGAATACAGCCGTTTGATTGAAGATATTGTTGAAGCCCAAGCCTTGAACAGCTTGCGTAACTTCTACACTTCTGACGCTGGTTACGCTTTGGCTAAACGAGTTGATACTGACTTGGTTGAGTTAGGTCGTTCAACCAATGGCGGTGGTGGTACTAATGCTTATGCAACTGGTGCTTTTATCGGTGGTGATGGTACTACTGCTTATGTTGCCGCAAACAACAATGAGTCAGCATTGACCGATGCCGCTATTCGCCGCACTATTCAGCGTCTTGATGACACTGATACCCCAATGGATCAGCGTTTCTTCTTGATTCCTCCATCAAGCCGCAACACTTTGATGGGTTTGGCTCGTTACACTGAACAAGCCTTTGTTGGTGGTACAAACAGTACTATCCGCACTGGTGAAATCGGTAACTTGTATGGTATCCCTGTGTTTGTTTCAAGCAATTGCGACACAGCATCAGGCACTAACAATGCACGAGTTTGCTTGATGGGTCATAAAGACTCAATGGTTTTGGTTGAACAAATGGCTATTCGCTCACAAGTTCAGTACCAACAGCCCTACCTTGCAACTTTGTACACAGCAGACACGCTGTATGGAGTGCAAATTCTGCGTTCAGCGGCAAGCACTGGTGCGGCTAAGTCTGCATCAA